CCCGCCCGATCTCTCTCTCCCTGGCTGGCGGGGCGCCACGCCGGGGACGTGCGGCGGAAATCGGCGGTGCCTACCGTGGTGGGTGTGGGTGGAGCCGCGCAGTCGTCGACCGGGCCGGGTGCCCTGGGTGCCGGGCGCCCGGGTCCGGTCCGGTCGGCGTTGCGGAAGGCGCTCGAGGAGGCTCGGTCGGCCGAGCGGATGACGACGGAGCACGAGCTGCGCGCGGTGGTCGCCGAGCGGATCGCTCACGCGGTCGATCGTGCGGCGGCGGCTGGGGACGAGGCTCGGCTGTTGAAGGCGTCGGCGACGTTGCTGGAGCTGGTGGACACCCTGCCGGTGCGTTCGGACGTGCCGGGGGGAGGTGCGGCCGGTGACGGCGGTGACGATCGACGAAGCGCAGCGCTCCGACTCCTGGATAGTCCCCCCGAGGTGGGCGACGCCGCGGACGCCTGAGCGGCCGTCGTACGGGCCGGTCGTGGCGAAGGCGTCGGCGATGCTGGGTCGGCCGTTGATGCCGCACCAGCGCGAGATCGTGGACGTGTTCCTCGAGGTCCAGTCGGAGGCGGCTGGGGACCCGGAGCCGGGCGAGTGGGCGTACGACGACGGGACGGCGACGGTCGAGCGCCGCGGCGGGAAGACGTCGCTCCAGGCGCCGATCGTGACGCACCGCGCGCGGCTGGTCGAGCGGGCGCGGATGTTCATGGCGGCCCACAAGTTCGAGGTGACGCGGCGTCGGTGGATGGACATCACCGATGACATCCTCGGCTCTCCGCTGCGGGACGAGGTGCGGCGCAAGGTGTCGCACACCCACGAGGAGCTGCGCTGGCTGAATGGGGCGCTGCTGCTGCCGTTCGTCGCGAACGAGGACGCGATGCACTCCGAGACACCGGACCTGGTGCTGATCGACGAGCTGTGGGCGTTCAACGAGGAGCAGAAGCGCGTCGTCGAGGCCGGCTACGTGCCGGCGTTCGCCACGAGCTCGGGGCAGGCGCTGAAGATGTCCACGCAGGGCACCGAGAAGTCGTTCTGGCTGAACGCTGAGACCCGGGCCGGCCGGCTGGCCGTCGACCGTGGGGTGCGGCTCGGGAGGTTCTACTACGAGCACTCGCTGCCGGACCGGATCGACGGGCGGCTGGTGAAGGACCTCGACGACGAGGTGCTGATCCAGGCATGCATCGACAACCATCCGGCGGTGTGCCATCGGCCGGACTGCCCGGGGCCGCGGCAGAAGAAGCCGTGCCCGCACGGCTTCACGGTGCGGCCGTCGGCGATCCGGGCCGGCTGGGACAAGATGACGGCTGGCAACTACGCGCTCGGTCGGCTGGAGTTCCTGCGGGCGTACGGCAACCGTTCGGCGGCGGACCTGTCGGGGTCGTGGCTGGCGCTGGATGAGGCCGTCTGGCTCGCGCAGGTCGACACGGTCGGGATTCCTCCCGAGGCTCGAATCGCGCTGGGCGTGTGGGTCGACGAGGACGGCCAGGATTCGGCGATTTCGGCGGGATTCCGCGGCCCCGACGGGCCGATGCGGGTCGAGATCCCGCAGACGGCCGTGAAGTCGGGCGACGGGTCGGAGAAGCTCGCGCCGACGGTGCGCGAGGGCGTGCGGTGGGTCGCGGACGTCGTCCGGGCGATCGCCGCTCGGTCGGACGTGTCGACGGTCGCGGTCGCGAACACGAAGGCGTCGCGGGACGTCGCTGACGAGCTCGACGCGATCGACGGGCTGCACGTCACGCGGGTGTCGCAGGCTGATCTGTCGGCGGCGTGCAACCGGCACCGGTCGGCGCTGCGCGACGGCGCGTGGTTCCACCGTGTGTCGGTTGAGGCGACGGCGGCTGCGAAGGCCGCCGACTGGCAGCGGCAGCAGTGGGCGCGGCCGGGTGAGTCGATCAGCGCGCTCGGTGCGCAGACGTTGGCGGGCTGGGGTGCGGACCACGCGCCCGAGCCTGAGGAGACCTACGGAAGGTTCGTGATCGGATGACGCAGCTGTACCCCGCGCTGGTGGACCCGAAGACGCTCACGCGGCAGGTGTGGGACACCGCGACCGCCCGCCGGATCCCCGGCGTCGGCCGGGCGCTCGACCTGATCTGCGGGCTCATGTCGCAGATGCCGCTCGACCCGTACCGCGGGATCATGCCGCTCCCCCGGCCCCGGCTCCTCGAGCAGCCCGACCTGGACCTCGACCTCGCGACCTTCATCAGCGTGCAGGTCGACGACTGGCTGCTCCAGGGCAACGCCGCGCACCTGGTGACCGTCCGCGACCGGACCGGCTGGCCGGCGGCCGTGAAGTGGTACCCCGCGTCGCAGTGGCACACCGTGATGGAGGGCGGCCGCCAGCGCTGGTGGCTCAACGGCGTCGAGGTCGACCCCGACGACGTCGTCCACGTCCAGAACGGCGCGAACCCGCTGACGCCGTGGATCGGGATGGGCGTCGTCGAGCGCTACCTGGGCACGCTGGACCGGATCGCGCTCCAGGAGGAGCGGGAGCGGCAGGACACGGCCGGCGGCCAGGTTCCGTCGGTCGCGGTGATCACGCCGCAGAAGGACCCCGACGAGAAGGATCTGGACGACGCGGCCGAGAAGTGGGAGGCGAAGTTCCGCGGCCCGGGCCGGCGCCCGGCGATCCTCCCGAACGGCACCGAGGTGGTCCCGCTCGGCTGGTCGCCGAACGACGCGCAGGCGACCGAGGCCCGGAAGCTGGGGCTCCAGGACACCGCCAACATGTTCAACCTCGACGGGAACTGGCTCGGCGCGCCGAACGGCAGCCACAACTACAAGAGCCCGGGGCCGCTGTTCCTGACGATGGTGCGTACGACGCTCATGCGGATCGTGACGCCGTTCAGCCAGTCGTGGTCGCAGGGTTGGCTGCCGCGCGGGCAGCAGGTCCGGTTCGACCGGGACGCGCTCGAGGCGGATGACTTCGCGACCCTGATCGGGACGCTGACGAAGGCGACCGGCGGTCCCGTGATGACGCTGAACGAGGGCCGGACGCGGCTGCGGCTGGCGCCGATCGAGGGCGGCGACGATCTGCGCACCGCGGCGCCGGCGCCGCCGGCAGCCGAGGACCCGGCCCCCGAGGACCCGGCCGCCGAACCCGAAGACGACCAGCAGGCCGAGATCGACCAGGAGGACCAGGGCTGATGACCACGATGACGCTGCCGAGGGAGACGCGAGTTCTCAACGTCGAGATCCGCGACATGGACACCAAGGACGGGTACACCCGCCTCGCCGGCCGGGCGCTGCCGTACGGCGTGGAAACGGACATCGGCTGGTACAAGGAGTCGTTCGCAGCGGGGTCGCTGGCGAAGTCGATCGCCGAAGCCGCGCGCGACCTGCCACTGCTGCTGTTCCACGACGGCCGGACGTTCCCGATCGGCGCGGCCGACGAGTGGCAGGACTCCCGCACCGCGCTCGACGGGATCTGGCGCCTCGACCACGGCGCCGAGGCACAGCGCGCCGCGCAGCTGGCCGACGACGGGCTGCTGACCGGCATGTCGATCGGCTTCGCGCCGGTGCGGTCGGAGTGGACGTACCTGCCGGACAACGAGTGGAACCCGGACCTCGGCCAGAAGGACCGGGTCACGCGACTGGAGGCTCGGCTGCTCGAGGTGTCGGTCGTGTCGACGCCGGCCTACAAGGATGCCGCGGTGAAGTGGGTGCGGACCGGTGAGCAGCCGATCAAGCGGGCCATGAAGGCGCGCGAGGTCGACGCGTGGAAGGCCGAGCTCGAGCGGCTCCGTGCTGGCTCCTGATCTACCCGCCGAGCACCCCGGGATCGGCTCCGGGGAGGACCCCGTCACCGCATGGTGGCGGGGTCCTCGCTATTTCCGGGCCGCAGCGCGACACGCCGCTGACCTGCGGAAACGCTGAACGGTTTGACGATCCCCGACCGGATCCGAGCAGACTTTCAGGCATGAAGTCGCGCCGCTGATCGCGCCGGACTCGCGCCGGACCCGCGCCGGAGCACCACCCCGTGAAGGGGCTGGGAGCCACCACCCGGGCACCACCCGAGCACCACCCGTGAGGCACCCGACCGACACTCGCTGACCCGCCCGGGTCGGCACTCCACGTCGTTCGAGTACCCCGGAGGGTCCCGATGTCCAACGCCGTTCTCACCCGCCTGACCGCCGAGCGTCAGCGCTGCATCGAGTTCATCGACAACCTGCTGGCCCAGGTCGAGTCCGAGGGCCGCGACCTCGTCGACGCCGAGCGCAGCAACCTCACCGCCCAGCGCGAGCGGATCCAGCAGCTCGACGACCAGATCCAGCCGCTGGCCGAGTTCGAGGAGCTCCGCGGCGCGCACCAGCAGGCGGCCGGTCGCTTCCAGTCCACCGCGCCCGCCGCCGGCGAGCAGCGCGGTGCCCAGCCCGGCACCGGCCTCGGCACGCAGGTCACCGACCGCGTCCACGAGTACCGGTCCGCCGGCGAGTTCCTCGCCGACACGTACCGCGCCCAGACGCAGGCCCGGAACACCACCGCCGGACAGCGTGACGCCGCGATCGAGCGGCTCCGCGGCCACGGCCTCGTCGTCGAGGGCGGGTCCCTGATCCGCGCCGCCGCGCCGCACAACACCACGGCCGAGGTCCCCGGCCTGCTCCCGACGCCGATCATCGGCGCGATCATGAGCGACGTCGACGCGGCGCGGCCGTTCATCACGTCGATCGGCGCGCGCGACCTCGGCGGCATCCCCGGCAAGACCTTCGAGCGCCCGACCATCACGCAGCACGTGCAGGTCGGCAAGCAGGCGTCGGAGAAGACCGAGGTCGCGAACCGGCAGTTCAAGGTCGACGGCGTGCCCTTCACCAAGGACACGTACGGCGGCTGGGCGAACGTCTCCCGGCAGTCGATCGACTGGACGTCGCCGGGCGTGTGGGACGCGCTGATGACCGACTTCATCGAGCAGTACGGCCTCGAGACGGAGAACGCCGCGGCCGACGCGTTCGCGACCGCCGTCGTCCAGAAGGAGGAGCTGACCACCGCCGCGGCCGGCTCCCCCACCATGGACGAGGTGCTCGCCGCGCTGTACGGCGCCGCGATCAAGGCCTACCAGGGCTCGGGTCGGCTGCCCGACACCATCTGGGCGTCCCTCGACTGGTGGAAGACCCTCGGCGTGCTGATCGACAAGCTGAAGGCGTCGACGGCCGGCAACGGCGGCGGCGACTCCCGACTCGACGCGTTCGCGGGCAACCTGCTCCAGGTCCCGCGGGTCATCGTCCCGTCGTTCGCGGCCGGCACGCTGATCGTCGGCGTGAAGTCCCGCACCGAGGTCTACGAGGACCGGTACGGCTTCCTGTCGGTCATCGAGCCGAAGGTGTTCGGCGTCGAGCTTGCCTACGGCGGCGAGATGGCGTCCGGCACCGTGAAGCCGGCGGCGTTCTGCAAGATCGTCAACGAGGCCTGATCGTCATGGCCCAGGACGTCATCGAGCAGGCCGACGCGTTCGTCGCGTCGGCGTCCGTCGACGAGCTGCACGTCGACCTCCAGTCCCTCATCGCGTCGTACAAGTCGCGGCGCGACGACGAGGACCAGCGCGGCGCCCGGGCGTTCGCGCAGGCGATCGTGCGGCGCGCGGTCCGCGAGGGCTACGAGCCGGGCGCGAAGTCGCTGGCGGACATGACCGCGGCCGAGCTGAAGGCCGAGGTCGAGCGCCGCAACGAGGGCCGCGACGAGGCCGACCGGATCGTGCCCGAGGGCACGAAGAAGGCCGACCTGCTGGCCGCGCTCGTGGCCGACGACCCCACGGAGTAGTCCGTGGCCGACACGTGGCTGGAGCCGGGCACCGTTACGGCGGTGCTCGGCTCCGGGCTGTCCGAGCAGCTCGACAACGGCGCGCTGGCCGCGCTGCTGCCGGGCGTCCGGGACTTCGTCGAGGGCAAGCGGAAGGATCTGGTCGCCGGTGACCCGGCGGCGTTCGCGCCGACGCCGTCGGTGGTGCTCGGCGCGGCGATGCTCGCGTACCGGACCTACCAGCGTCGTACGACGCCGCTCGGTGTGCTCGGCGCGACCGAAGACGGCTACACCGGCATCATCCGAGAGGACCCCGACATCGCTCGGTACCTCGGGATCGGTGCCGCGGGCCGGTTCGTGTTCGGCGGCTACAACCCGGCCACCGAGGCGGTGGTCTGAGGTGCTGACCGAGCTGCGCGCGAGCGTCCGCGACGCCCTCACCGCTGCTGACGTCACGGCGTACGAGTACATGGGCGAGGCGTTCACCCCGCCGTGTGCCGTGGTCGTGCCGTCGGAGCCGTACGTCCAGGCGCCGGGCGAGGGTCGGTCGATCCCCTTCGGTCGCGTCCAGGTCGGCATCGATGTCGGGCTGCTCGTTCCGCGCGGCGAAGCGAAGGCCGAGGCGGCGGCGATCGACGCCCTGATCGAGCAGGCCTACCGGGCGATCCAGCCCCTCAACCAGATGACCATTCGCCGCGTCTCGCGGCCGGTCGTCGTCACCAACCCGAACTCCGGCTCGAAGTACCTCGGGTCGGTCCTCACCATCGAGGCACTAGCGGAGGAACCCTGATGGCAACCAAGTACGACGGCAAGAACCTGTCCTTCACGGTCGACGGGATCCAGTTCAACGCGGACGGCACCTCGGTCGTGATGGACAACGAGGACGGCGACGCCGGCACCCAGGTCTTCGCGGACCTCGCCAACGGCGTCCCCACGAACTGGTTCTTCCAGATCACCGCCCTGACCGACCCGGCCGGCACCAGTTTCCACACGATGCTGTGGGACAACGCCGGCTCCGAGGTCGCGTTCGTGTTCGACCCGTTCGGCGCCGGCATCACGCCGACGGCCGACAAGCCGAAGTACACGGGCACCTGCAAGATCCCCCGGAAGCCGCCGGTCGGCGGCCAGGCCGGTGAGACCTGGACGTACGACTTCCGGATCGACATCGTCGGCGAGCCCACCAAGGTCACCGCTCCGTGAGCCAGGCCTTCAGCGTGGACGTGGACGCCGCCCCGGTGCGGGCGGCGTTCGCGTCTCTGCGCGTCCGACTGGCCACCGGCCTGTCGAGCGCGTGGGCCCGGCTCGGCGCCCGCGCCGAAGACGCCGCCAGCCCGTACGTGCCGATCGAGTCCGGCCGGCTCATCGACTCGCTGCACGCGGAGGCGTCCGCCGCTGGCGTCGAGTTCGGGTCGTCGCTGGTCTACGCCGGCGTCCAGGACCGCGGCTGGCCGGGCCACAACATCGAGGGCCACCACTTCATGGACCGGGCCGCGGACGCGATCGAGCGGGACGCCGACGACGTCCTGGAGCCCGCGATCCAGCAGCTCATCAACGCGGTCGGCCTCCGCTGACCGCCATCACCCACACGGAGACGAGGAACACCATGACCACTCGACTGGACAGCCTGAACGCGCTCGAGGAGGCCGCCGCGGAGGAGGCCGCCGGCCAGCCGCTCACCGTGCTCGACGACGACAACGCGCCGAAGGTGCGGATCATCTGCGCGCTGGCGTGGGTCCACAAGCGCCGCGAGCAGCCGGAGCTGACCTTTCAGGAGTACCTGAAGACGCACCGCTTCCGGGACGCCCTGCCGTACATCTTCGACGACGTGGAGGCCGACCAGGCCGACGGCGCCGAGGCGGCCGAGGTGGCGCCCGTCGCCGACCCGTTTCCGGCGGGCGCTCATGCGGCAGCGCCGGCGGGACCGGCTGACGCAGAAGGCGCGGTTCTGTCTGGCGACGGGGCTGTCGCCGGCTGAGTACGACGTGATGCCGCGCGAGCTGCGGCACGCGTTCATCGCCGAGATCAACCGCCGCGCCCGCTGAGGGCCGGCGACCAGCTGGAGGAGCAAGGGCCGTGGCTGCTGAGATCGTCGTACGGGCGACCGGGGACTTCCGTCGGCTCTATGCCGAGCTCGACCGCGGGGAGTCGCGGTTCGGGGCGTTCGGGTCGAAGGCGAAGGCCGCGATCGCCGGCGCGGCGCTCGCCGGCGGCGCGGCCCTCATCAAGTTCGGCGCGGACTCGGTCGGTGCGGCGTCCGACGCCCAGCAGTCGATCGGCGCGACCGAGACGGTGTTCGGGCGCTTCGCCGACACCGTCATCAAGCGCAGCCGCGCGGCCGCTGACGCGGTCGGCCTGTCGGCCAACGAGTACCGCGAGCTCGCGAACGTCACCGGCGCGACGCTCCGCAACGCGGGCACGCCGCTGAAGGAGGTCACCGACCTCACGGCGCGGCTGACGAAGCGGGCCGCGGACCTGGCGGCGACGTACGGCGGCACGACGAAGGAAGCGATCGAGGCGGTGTCGTCGCTGCTGCGCGGCGAGGCCGACCCGATCGAGCGGTACGGCGTCAGCATCAAGCAGTCCGACGTGAACGCCCAGCTGGCGGCCAAGGGGCTGAGCAAGCTGACCGGGGCGGCGCTGAAGCAGGCCGAGCAGCAGGCGCGGCTGGATCTGCTGTTCCAGCAGACGTCGAAGTCGGCCGGCCAGTTCGCGCGCGAGGGAGACACGCTCGCGGGGAAGCAGCAGCGGCTGAGCGCGAAGATCCAGGACGTCGAGGCGAAGTTCGGCGACCTGCTCATTCCGGCGCTCGCGGCCGCCGCGGACTGGGCTGGTGACGAGCTGGTGCCCGCGCTCGACGACCTGGCCGGGTGGCTGGGCGAGAACAGCGACGAGTTCGCGTCCCTCGGCGCCGCGATCAAGGACGCCGTGCTCCCGCCGCTGAAGGCCGGCGTCGACCTCGCCCAGACCGCGGTCGACATCTTCGGTGACCTGCCCGCGCCGGTGAAGGAGTTCGGCGTACAGGCGGCCGTCGCTGCGCTGGTCCTCCCTCGGCTCTCGAGCGGAGTCTCCATGCTGTCGTCGTCGGCGCAGACGCTGGTGGGCAACCTCGATTCCGCGGAGAAGGCCGGCGCGGCGTTCGGTCGGTCGCTGCGGACGCTGGCCGGCGTCGGCGGCATGCTCGCGCTCGTCCAGGGCGTGCAGGAGACCAACGGGTCGCTGAAGACGCTCGAGCTCGGGCTGGGTGGCGCGGCGACCGGCCTCTACGTCGGTGGCCCGTGGGGGGCGGCGGTGGGGGGCGCGACCGGCCTCGTCCTCGGGCTGGCCCAGGCGAACCGTGATGCTCGGGAGGCGACGTTGCGCGCGGCGGGCGCCGCCGGCGATAGCGCGACGACGTGGGATTCGTACCGCCAGACGCTGGACAACGTCACCGGGGCGACCACCCGGGCCACGAAGGCGATGGTGATCCAGGATCTCCAGCAGTCCGGGCTGCTGAAGACCGCCGGCACGTTGGGCATCAGCCAGCAGACCCTCGTGAACGGCATCCTCGGTCGGACGAAGGCGAGCGCCGCGCTCTCCGACGCGCTGAAGAAGGAGGAGGCCGACCTCATCGCCACCGGGCTGGCGTACCGCGAGAAGTACGACACCGTGGCGAAGCGGCAGAGCGAGGACGCCAAGGCGGAGTTCGCGGTCATCGAGGCACGGTGGAAGAACATCGACGCGATCAAGGCCGAGGTCGGCGAGATCGACAAGGCGACGCAGGCGCGCGCCGAGGAGATCGCGGTGATGAAGAACATCCCGCCCGCGATCGTGACCGAGATCCAGACGCCGGGCGCGGTGAAGTCCGCCCAGGACATCGCGAAGCTCGCCGTCCTGTACGGGCTGACGCCCAAGCAGGTGTCGACCATCATCAAGATGTCCGGAGTCGACACGACCCGGTCCGAGGTGCAGAAGCTCCGCGGGGACCTGGTCGGCGTCGGGAACGTGAAGCCCGGCACGGGGTGGCGGAAGCAGTTCGGGCAGGATCTCGCTGGCGCGGCCGGGAACGCCCGCCAGCGGGCGGCCGACATGAACGCGCTGCTCGGCACCGTCGGGGACAAGAAGCCGAACGTCGCCCGCGGCCCGTTCGGCCGGGGGCTCGGCGCCGACCTGAACACGCTCATGGGCACGGCCCGCACGAAGGGCAACGGCGTCGGCAACAACCTCGGCTCGGGCATGTACCTCGGACTCGGGATCTGGATCGGCCCGATTCGTGACCGCGCCGCGGCGATGGTCCACGGCGCCGTCAGCGCCGCGAACGCCGCCGGCGCCGTCCGGTCGCCGTCGCGGAAGACGATGTACACGGGCGAGATGCTCGGCACCGGCCTCGAGCGGGGCATCGACCGCATGGTTCCCCGGGTCACGAAGGCCGGCCACCGCGCCGGCGCGGCTGCTCTGGCCGGGATCGCGAAGGGCGTCACGGACGGGTCGTCCGGGATCGACAAGGCCCTCGGCGGGATCACCAAGCTGATCCAGCAGCGGATCACCGGCAAGAAGCAGGGGCAGCGGGAGAACGCGCTCCTCCGCCGGCTGCGGGACGAGTACGCCGCGCTGCGCGCGAACGGCAAGGCTCAGGACCGGCTGAACGAGCGGCTCGACGCGGCACGCGACAAGCTCCGCGAGGCCGTCGACGCGTACAAGGACTACGCCCGATCGATCCGTGACGCGGTCCAGGCGACTGGCGACCTGACGCAGTTCGGGAAGCAGGACGACGGCTCGGTGTCGCTGACGGCGCTGCTCGACCAGGCGGCGTCGGCGACGGCGCGCGCCGAGCGGTTCAACATCCTCATGCAGCAGCTCGCGAAGAACGGGCTCTCCCAGGACCAGATCGACCGGATGCTGGCCGCCGGCCCAGACGCCGCGCTCGCGACAGCGGAGGCGATCGCGACGGGCGGTAAGTCGGCGATCGCCGAGCTCAACGCCTACCAGAAGCGGCTCAACGCGGCCAGCGACCAGCTGTCGAAGGCCATGGCGGACCGGTACTACAAGACCGGTGTCGACGCCGCGCAGGGCATCGTGAAGGGGCTGGAGTCGGAGGCCGCGAAGCTCGACAAGGCGGCGGTGCGGCTCGCCAACGAGCTCGTCAAGGCCGTGAAGAAGGCGCTCGGGATCAAGTCGCCGTCCCGGGTCTTCCGCGGCATCGCGAACAACGTCACGGACGGCCTCACCTACCAGCTCGACGCGAACAGCACCTACGTGAAGCGCTCTGGCGCCGTGCTGGCCTCGTCGCTGGTCAAGGGCTTCGCCGACCCGCAGCTCGACGCGTCGGTGCTGTCGACCAGTGCAGCGGCGTCGCAGCGTCTTGAGGTGCGCCTCTCCGCTGACGCGGTGGACCAGCTCAGCCGCGGTCGCCAGCTCCAGCGGGATCTGGACTACGCGCGCTCCAACGGCGTGCTGGGGACGACGTTCTGATGGGTGGCACGGTGCAGGAGTTCAACACGGTCGACGTGCTGCGGCTCGAGGTCGAGACCGACCCGACGGGGCTGGTCAACCTGGTGCAGAACCCGTCGGGCGAGCTCGGCGGCTGGGGCTGGATCACGACCATCTCCGGGTCAGCGATGGCGGGCGGTACGGCGCTCACCTACTCGGGTGTGGCGGGTGCGTCGTGGTTCACCACGGAGCCGATGCCGGTGACGGCTGGGCAGTACGTGGCGGCGCGGTGGAACGCGGTGAGCGGGACTCCGTCGGGGACGTACTTCCGGGCGCGGTTCGAGTGGCTGGACGCGTCGCAGGTGCTGCTGTCGTCGTCGACGCAGACGGGCTACCTGACGCGGAACAGCGGCGTGGGGAACCTCGGGCCGATCGTGGCGCCGGCGTCGACGGCGTACGTGCGTCTGCGGTTCGACCTGTACGCGAACACCTCAGGTGGCAACCCGCCGGGCGCGCACACGTTCGTGCTGTCCGGGGTGACGGTCGCGAAGGCGGCGACGTCTGGGGCGCTGGGGTCGGTGCGGACGAACCTGGTGTCGAACCCGTCGTTCGCAGTGTCCACGGGCGGCTGGACTCCGTCGGGGCCGTCGGTGGTGCGGACGAACCTGCTCACGAATCCGTCGTTCGAGGTGAACGCCGCGGGATGGGCCGGCAGCAGCGCCAACACCTCCGTCGCCCGGTCCACGGCCCAGGCAAAGGTGGGGTCCGCTTCGCTGGCCGTCACCTACGCTGGGCCGTCGATCGGCATCGGTGTGACGAGCGCGGTCACAGCGTCGGGGACGGCTGGCATCCCGGTCACCCCTGGCACCACCTACACCCTCACGATCTCCTCTCGCGCCCAGACGACCGGGCGCAGCATCAACGCCAGCCTCGACTTCTACAACTCGGCGGGCACGTATCTCACGACGGTGACCACCGGATCCGGTAACGACACCACCACCGGCTGGACCGACGTCCGGGCGATCGTGACGGCGCCCGCCAACGCGGCGTACGCCCGCGTCAACGTCGAGTGGGGCGGTGACCAGCCGCCAGGCGAGGTTCACTACCTCGACGCCGCCATCCTCGAGCAGGGAAACCTCCCCGGCCAGACCTACTTCGACGGCAGCACGGCCGCCGGGGCCGGCTGGACGTACGCGTGGACCGGCACCGCGAACGCATCGAAGTCCACCGCGACGTCCGCGGTCACCCTCGCCACAGCCTCCCCGCCCGGTGTCCCCGTCGGCGCGACCGCGCTCGAGATCACAGCCGGCCAGTCCGGAACCGCCGGAGCCGTCAACACAGCCGCCAGCGCCACGGCGGGCCGTGACTACACCGTCCAGGCGCAGCTGATGTCCCCGACTGCGACCGGCGCCCGGCTCGCGATCACGTGGCGCGACGCCTCGAACGCCGTCGTCAGCGTCAGCACGTCGCCCACCACGGCCCTCACCGCGAACACCTGGAAGCTGGCCACCTACACCGCCAGCGCGCCGGTCGGGGCCACCACCGGCGCCGTCTCGGTCATCTTCGACACCCCCGGCGCCAGCGCCGTCTACTACGCCGACGCCGTCATGCTCGAGGCCGCCTCGTCCGCCGGGACCTACTTCGACGGCAACACCGCCAGCGGCGGCGGCATCACCTACGCGTGGACCGGCACACCCAACCTCTCGCAGTCCACCGCGACCACCTCCAACCTGCCCTTCATCGAGCCCGTGCAGTACCTCAACATCGTCGGCGAGGCCCACGAGATGAAGGTCCACCGCGAGGAGCTCGAGGTCGGCACCCTCACCGCGCTGATCCTGTCCCGCAGCCTCGACCCCGCGGCCTCCGCGCTGATCCGCCCCGGCCGCCGCGCACGGCTCCGCGCGCTCGTCTCCGGGACGTGGGAGACGCTCATCACCGGCACCATGCTGAAGGCCAACGTCACCTACGACCTGAAGGACCCCACGACCCCCGACGAGCGCCGCGCCCGCATCGACGTCACCATCGTCGACCCGGCCCAGCCACTCGCGAACACCAAGCGCCCCGAGGGCGTCGGCACGATCCCCGAGCTGCCGTTCGTGCTCGAGGGCGCCGGCGTCCCGTGGAACGTCAACGGCTCGGGCAACCAGGTCCCCACCGCCAACGTCACGACCTACAACGACTCCGCGTCGGCACTCACCCAGGTCGCGCTGACCCGCGACAGCCGCTGCGGCTATGCGTGGGTGTCCAGGATCGGGGTCTTCAACGTCTGGGACGCCGCGTCGCTGCCCGCCAGCGCGCCGATCGTGCTCGACGAGAGCGACTACTCCGACCTCGACGTGACGTTCGGGACCGAGGACGTCATCAACGAGGTGAACGTCACCGTGCAGTCGGTCGGCGTCGACGGCACGACCGTGGAGACGACGTACGGCCCGTACCGCGACTCCACGTCGATCGAGACATGGGGCCGGTTCAAGGCCGACTTCACGGTGACCGGCCTCGATGAGGCTGGGGTCGCCGCGCTGGCCGCTGCGATCCTGGCCGCGAACGGGACCCCGCAGCGGCGCGTGAACTCGGTGACGCTGCCGCTCACCACGCTCGCCCGGGTCAACGCCCGGGCGCTGCTCGACCTGTACGCGCGGGTCCAGGTGAACAACACCGAGCTGGGGCTGTCCGCCGTGCTGCGCGTCACCGGGATCGAGCACGTCGTCGACACCGAGAAGTGGATGCTCACGCTGTCGTTCTCCCGGAACGGTGGGGTGGCGTCGCCGATCTTCCAGCCACCGGTGCAGCAGGGCGTCCAGCCGGACGTCGGGGTGGTCGAGTGGTACGCGGGCCCGGTATCGAAGATCCCGGCCGAGAAGCTGCTCTGCGACGGCCGGTCCGTCCCCGTCGCGAGCTACCCGGCGCTGTTCGCCGTCATCGGCTACACCTTCGGCGGGTCGGGCGCGTCGTTCAACGTCCCGAACCTCGTCGACCGGTTTCCGATCGGCGCCGGCACCAAGGCGCTCGGCACGAACGGCGGCTCGCCGACGAAGACCCTCACCGTGGCGAACCTCCCCGCGCACGACCACGACCAGTTCGTGACCGCGAACACCAGCTCGGGCACCGGCACCCGGCAGGACTACGACGCCGACGTAACGAACGGCGGCCGGTTCGCCCAGGGCATCAAGACCGGCCAGACGGGGTCCGGTACGGCGTTCGACGTGATGAACCCGTGGCTGGCGCTGAACCCGGTGATCCGGACCGGTGGCCCAGGCGCCTACGTGCCTCCGCCGGCGCCGGCGGCCTACGCGGCGGAGGTGCTCGCCGACGCGCCGCTGATGTACTTCCGGCTCGGCGAGTCCTCCGGCACGGTGATGACCGACTCCTCGGGCAACAACCGGAACGGGACCTACTCGGGCGGCGTCACGCTCGGCACCCCCGGCGCCCTCCTGCGCGACTCCAACACCGCCGCGACCTTCAACGGCACCACCGGGCTCGGGACCGTGGCCGACACCACCGACCTCACCGCGGTGACGTTCGAGGCGTGGATCAAGCCGTCGTCCGGCACGACCGGCGTGATCTGCGGACGCGAGTCGGCCGTCTCGGCGAACCGCATCGGCTACATCTGGATGAACGGCAGCAAGCCCGAAGTCGTCATCTTCAAGAACGGGTCCACCGTCGGCTCGGTCCTCAGCCCGACCTCCATCAACGACGGGCAGTGGCACCACGTCGTCGGCACGTACGACGGCACCACGATCCGGCTCTACGTCGACGGCGTCCAGGTCGGCACCCCGAGCACCGTCGTCTCCGGGGCGCTCCCGACCGCAGACACGAACTTCGTGATCGGTGGCCGCAACGGCGCCGGGGAGTTCAACGGCCCGATCGACGAGGTCGCCTACTACACCACCGCTCTGTCCGCGGCCCGTGTCGCCGCGCACTACGCCGCGAGGAGCTGACCGATGCCCGACACCGCCGGCCGCTGGCTCAACCCCCGCCCGACGCCCCACTACGCCCGACCCCAGGAGGATCCGATGACCGCCACCAGCCAGAACGGCTACTCCGTACTCGACAACCGCACCACCGGCGACCTCCCCCGCCTCCGCAAGTGGAAGATGCCCGACATCGACCGGCACTTCCTGCTCCGGGACGGCTCCGTCGGCTTCATCCTGATGCACCTCCTGCTGTGGTTCCACGAGGTCGTCGAGCGGCTCGACGTCGGCGTCTGGGACGAGTGGGGATGGGCCGCCCGAATGGTGCGCGGCTCCGACGACATCGTTAGCAACCACGCCTCCGGGACCGCCGCCGACGTCAACGCGACCCGCCACCCGCTCGGCGTCCCGACCGCGCGCACCTTCACCGCCGCCCAGCAGCGCAAGATCCGCCGCCGGCTCCGCGTCGTGTTCCTAGGCCTCATCCGGTGGGGCGGCGACTACACGCGCCGGCCCGACTCCATGCACTTCGAGGTCGTCGGCAGCCTCCGCGCGTGCGAGCGCCTCGCCCGCGCCCTCATGAAGACCCCCCGCGGCCGCCGCATCCTCGCCGCCAACCCCGGCGCTCGCGCCACGATCCTCGCCCCCTGACCCGGAAGGCCTCCTGATGAGCAACCAGAAGCCCGCCACCAGCACCACCGTCATCGTCGTCGTGGTGGCCGTGATGTTCTGCTTCGTCGTCGCCGCCGTCGTCGGCCTCACCATCTTCGCCCGCGAGGGCACCGACGTCGGACCGACCGTCACCGCCCTCCTCGGCGCCCTCGCGACCGCGATCCCGATCCTCGTCACGCTCGTCAAAGTCCAGGAGCAGGGCGCGAAGCAGAACGAGCTCAGCGAGAAGGTCGACTACCTCGCCAACGGCGGCACCGACGCGAAGAACCGCGCCGCCCTGGCCGACGTGCTGAAGCCCGAGCTGCTGAAGGACGACCCCGAGACTCAGGCGCAGCTCGAGGCCGACCGGGCGCACCGCGAGGCTGGGCCGGGCGGCAACGGCCACGCCGCCGGCGACGGTACGGCGCCGTGACCCCGGCGCGCCGCCGGCGCCGCTGGCTCGACCAGCGCCACGACCAGGGCCGCACCCGCCCGCGGCCGCTGACCGTCCGCACCGTCAACGCCATGTCGGTGTCCGCCGGCCGCGGGCGTGCGGAAGAGATCTGGGCGAACGCGCTCACCACGCCGGGCCGGTACGGCGTCCCCGCCCTGGTCCTCGGCTCCGAGATGTGGAAGGTCGACGCCCAGGCCGTCGCGGACCGCGTCGCGCCCGGCGTCTGGCAGGTCGTACAGCGCGGCAAGCACGGCAGCCCCAACGCCGCGCTGGTCATCGCCGTACGCCGCACCCGCGGGCTCCTGACGCACGCGAAGATGCTCGACGGCACGGCGGCCACCAGCGAGGGCGGCGGGATCCGCCGTCGGCCGATCCTCACCGCCCGGGTGTTCATCGACCGGACGACGCCGGCGGCGTGGTCGTTCGTGGCGGCCGCCGTGCACGCGCCGCCGTCCCGCGCGCCCCGCGCTCGGCGCCGCTACCTGGCCGCGCTGAGGACCGTTCGGGCGGCTCTCATCGCCGGGGACATGAACGCGCTCCAGCGCGCCGTTCAGCGCGCGCTCGGCCGCCGCGTCGAGGGCGTCCGGGTCCTCCACTTCGCGATCCGCCGCTGGATTCCCACGAGCCCGGTGACGGCCGTCGAGGTCGGCGGCGACCACAAGGGCGTCGACACCGTCCTCTGGCCCTAGCGCCAGACCTGGTCCGGGTGCTCGTCCTCCCACTTGATGACGGCCCCGGACATCATCTTGTCCACGCAGTCGCCGTAGCTCGCCGGGTCAGCGGCCCCGGTGTTCGAGCAGAAGTCTTCAGCGAAGGACCGCGCCTCCTCGCGCGCCTTGCGCCAGGCGTCGGTGTGGGTCTTCTCGGTGCGGTCGAGCACCAGCACGACGGCGATCACCGCCACGCCTACGGCGATGACGGCGAGCAGGGCGAGCAGGACACGCTGGGACCTCATGGGGGTCACCGTACGACGCCCGAGCGTCGCACGGCACCCGAATCAGGAGCGCAGCAGCACCACCCGCGTCACGCCGCCTCCTGCATCGACGCGGCACCGAGCATCCCGATCGCCGACTCCAGCTCGCTCTCCGCCACCCCCAGGTAGTGCTCCGTCGACGACAACGACGAGTGCCGCATCAGCCGCTGCACCACCTTGATGTTCACCCCGGACCGCAGCAGCGTCGTCCCGTACGTCGCCCGCAGCCGATGGAACGACCCGTCCGTGCCGATCGCCTCGAGCACCGCGGACGCCCGCGCCGACACCCACTTCGACGTGATGTGCCCCGTCCGGCCGTACGACGGGAACCAGAACCCCTTGCGGGGGTAGTGCTGCGCCAGCTCCCACAGCTGGGGGTGGGTCGGGACGTAGTCCAGCTTGCCGCCCTTGCCGAGGATGCGGATCCGGTCCTTCGTGATGTCCTCGCCGGCGAACTTCGCGGCCTCGTGCGCCCTCAGCCCGGCGCGGAGCCCGAGCAGCGCGAGCGCGTGGTCGGCGCCTCGGACGACGAGGAGGTACCGGGCTTCGTCCTCGGGCTCGAGGGGGTTGGGCTGCACGTCGGGGGTGGGGTTGGCGCGCAGCAGGTTGGCCGGGTTGTCGGCACGCCGGCCGGTGTCGACCATGAACGTCATCACGGACCGCAGGGCGCCGAGGTAGGACCGGCGGGACCAGCCGTCGAACTGCTGGAGCCAGAGCGAGAGGTCACCGGCGGTCGCGGTCTGGGGGTCGATCTCGCCGGCGATCCGGGCGAGGAAGGACGCGCGCTGGCCGATGGTGTTGTCCGACAGGTCGTGCTCTTGGAGCCAGCGACGGTACGGGGGGATGAGGTGGTCCGTCATGGAGAGCACACGTAGCGGCGTCACGCGGCTGCCACGCCGGGAATGGGCGAAGTCGGGACCGAAGATCCCGACTTGCGGGGGCGGAGGTCCTTGACGTTCTGGCGGTACCCCCGGGTAGACCCACTCTTCGCGAGCCCGCCTCCGGGGCCGGGGCCGGGCGTCGGACGCTCATCTTCGAGCCCGAGCAGCCACGCGGTGTCGATGTTGAAGGCCAGGTGCATCCGCTTCGCGGCCGCGATCGCGCCCTTCGGGGGCTCGACGGCGTCTGAGGTTTCCCATGCCGCGACGGTCGGCGCCTTGACGTCGATCCGGTCCGCGAACTCCTTCTGGCTGAGTCCGACGATGCGGCGCACCTTCCGGACCTTGTCGCCCCACGTCCAGTCGGGCTTGATCGCGCCGACCTCTCCAACGGCCTGTGTCGTCATGCCGAAGAAGGTAGCAGATCTCTGAGCAAACCTATGCAAAGTGCGAGGAACTTTGCAGACACGCCGATCCAAGGTTGACCAATTTTGGGTATGCATGCATATGTTTCGCCCCATGCAGACCGACCAGCAGCATGACGAACCAGTGCCCATCGGCAAGGCCGCCCGCCTCCTCGGCGTGAGCGTCGACACCCTCCGCAGGTGGGACGAGGCCGGCCACATCGAGTCGACCCGGACCATCGGCGGCCAGCGCCGCTACGCCCCGTCCGAGATCGAGCGGGTGAAGCGCGGCGACGCGCCGGCGACGGCCTCCGAGGAGGCGTCGGCATGATCCAGGGCTCCACCCCCACCATCGCCCCGAAGCGCCGCCGCGCCGAGCGCCTCGCGCTGCCCGACGTCGACGCCAGGCCTGTGGCGGTGTGCACGTCGCCGGACGGATCCGGCGTCGGACACCCGCGCCCTGCCGGGGTCGCGCTCGACGATCCGGCGCCGTGCCCGTCGTGCTGGCCGTCGTCGTACGCCGCGCGTCACGCCCGGCACCGGGCAGCGTCGTACGCCACGACCGAGGCCCAGGCGGTGACCCGATGACCGCCACGAAGACCCGCACCCGGCTCGAGCGCCACGACTTCAACATCGGCGGGAAGCTCACCCACTCCTACACGCTCGACTGCACCTGCAAGCGGTACACGGCCGGCGACCCGCACAAGGTCCCCGGCGTGACGACCATCCTCAGCGCCCTGCCCGGGCCGCCGCCGTCGTGGGGCGCGGACATGGCCGCGAAGGCCGTCACCGACGAGTGGGACCGGCTCGCCGACATGCCGGTGCTCGAGCGGTACGAGTACCTGAAGGGCGCGCCGGACCGGTACATGAACCAGGCCGCCGACCGTGGGTCGCGGATCCACAAGCTCGGCGAGCAGCTGGTGTTCGGCGAGGCGCCCGAGGTCCCGGACGAGCTGCGCGGCCCGGTCGAGGCGTACGCCCGGTTCCTGGACCTGTGGGAGATCGAGCCGGTTGCGGTCGAGACCCCGGTCGCGCTGACCCAGGCCCGATCGGTGGAGCTCGGGTTGGGCGCCATGGCCGTGGCCGGCACCGCCGACCTCTGGGCCCGCATCGGGAAGCGCGGCAACGCGCTGGCGCTGATCGACGCGAAGACCGGCAACAGCGTGCAGAACAAGACCGGCCTCCAGCTGGCTGGCTACCGGTACGCCGACCTGTGGCACCCCGACGGCCCGGAGTCTGAGACCACGGACAAGCCGGACGTCGACCTGCTGTTCGTGGCGCACATCGGCCCGGACGACGTGCGGATGCTGCCGGTCGTCGGTGGCCTGCGGGAGCTGAAGTACCTGGCGTACCTGCGGATGTCGATGCGGTGGCAGCAGGACCACGACTGGTGGTACCGGAAGCGCGGCCCGGAGCCGCTGATCGGTGAGGCGGTCCAGCCGTGATCACCGCGCTGCTCGTCGCCTACGCGATCGCCGCGACCGTCATCGCCGCCGTCGCTGTCGGGGGGAACGCCGACCTCGCCCAGGAGAACCGCCGCCTCCGCGGCGACCACCTCCACCTGATCCACCCCGCCACCCGAAAGGCCCGCCGATGACCACCACCGCCGACTACGCCGAGGCCGTCGCCCGGCTCGAGCAGGAGCGCACCGCGCTCGACGCCGAGATCGCCGAGCTGGAGACCGCCGAGCAGCGCCTCGCCGTCGCCCGGGTCCGCCGGGCCGGCATCGACTCCGCGATCAACCTCCTGAAGGACGGGACCCCGGCATGACCGAGCAGAGCAGCAACCTCCCCGCCGTCGCGCGGCCCACGGCTCGTGAGGTCGCCCGCGCCGATACCGACTCGTGGGTCGAGGTCATGCGGCCCGTGATCGCGCTCGCCGAGCGGATCGCGGGGACCGAGTTCGTCCCGAAGAACCTCCGCAACAACGTGGCCGCGACCACGGCCGCGATGCTGTACGGCCGGGAGGTCGGGCTGCCGCCGATGACGACGCTCACCCAGACCCACGTCATCGAGGGCAAGCCCGCGATGTCGGCCGAGGCCATGCGCGCCATGGTGCTCGCCGCCGGCCACACCATCCACATCGCGGAGACGACCGGTGCGCGGTGCGTGATGCGCGGCCGCCGTGCCGGCGCCGACGAGTGGACCGAGATCGTGTGGACGATCGACATGGCCCGCGCCGCCGGCGTCGCGAACAAGCAGGTGTGGAAGGCGTACCCGCGGCAGATGCTTCAGGCCCGTGCGACGACCGAGCTGGTGCGGTTGATCTTCCCGGACGTGATCCACGGCTTCCGGTCGGTGGAGGAGTTCGACGTCATCGACGGCGTGGTGGTCGAGGACGAGGACGGCAACACCGCGGCGGCGCCTGCCGGTGCCCGGGTGGCTCGCAAGCGGACCGCTGCGAAGAAGACGACCGCTGCGCGTCCGGAACCCGCTGCGGCGCCCGCGGCGCGGTCGGTGGAGGACGGTCCGCCGTTGCCGGGTGCTGACGACCCCGCACCGGCTGCGGTGGCCGAGTCGTCGGCGGGGGGTGACGACGGCGGCGTATCGGAGACGGTGCCCGGGGAAGACGTCGCGCTCCCCGTCGACGACGACCAGGACGTGGTGGATGCGGAGGTGGTCGAGGAGGAGCCGCCGCCCCCGCTCGACGACGAGCCGCGCGCCGAGGTCGACGAGGCTCCGCAGCCGGGTCCGTCGTCCCGCGCGCAGCACCGGATGTTGTTCGGGTCGCTCGACCGCCTCGCGGTGAGCGAGCAGGAGCGGCACGCCGTGGTGTCGACGCTCGTAGGTCGGGAGATCTCGTCCTTCAACCAGCTGACGAAGGACGAGGCGAACACGCTGATCACGACGCTGTCGATGTTTGACGGTGACCGGGCTCGGCTGGACGCGCTGCTCGCGGAGGCGGAGCGGTGAACAGCGAGGCGCGGAAGCGCGGCCAGGATCCGACCCGGATGACGATCGAGGTGCGGGTCGTCGAGGACCCCCGCATGGGGAAGGCGATCCTGCTCCAGCTGCCCGACGCGTACATCGTCACCGGCGCCGAGGACGCCCGTCGCGTCGCGGCCGCGCTGATCGGTGCCGCCGACGAGATCCCGGAGAAGGCGATCGAGGTGCAGCCGTGCCCGGAGTGCCGGGCCGGGAAGCACGCGAACTGTGACGGCCGGTCGTGGGACTTCGTGGCCGATGAGCCGGCGCCGTGCCCGTGCTGGGACGCCGACCACGAGACGGGCGGTGCGTGATGGGGCTGACCGTCGTCACCGGCCCTCCCTGCGCCGGCAAGTCCACCTACATCGAGGAGCACCGGTCTCTGGATGACGTCGTGATCGACGTCGACCGGCTCGCGGTCGCGCTCGGCGCCGACGCCGACCACATCGACTGGTCCGACGGCGGCAGCGCGCACCGGATCCTGGCGCGCGAGGTCCGGGCGTGGCTGGTCCGCGAGCTGATGAAGGACCTCGGCACGGTCGCGTCGTCGGCGGGCCGGGAGGTGTGGCTGGTCGACACGGCGCCCCGCGGCTGGCAGCGCCGCTCATACCGGGCGGTGGGCGCGACGATCGTCGACCTCGACCCGGGCCGGGAGGTGTGCCACGAGCGCGCGAAGGCGGCGGGTCGGTCGGTGGCGACGCATGGGGAGATCGAGCGTTGGTACGCCGAGGCGGCCAACCGATGAGCGCCGCATGGACCGAGCGCCTGATGCTCGACCTGATCCACGCCCGCTACAGCAAGGACACCGGCAACGGACCCCGGTACGTCGTCGCCGAACACGTCCGCAACGAGGCCGGCTTCGGTGGCTACGACTACACCTGGAAGCGGCGGTCGACCCTCCGCACTGCTGATGCCCTGGCCGTCGACCTGTGGCCCTCCAGCGGCAACGTCATCCACGGCTTCGAGGTGAAGGTGAGCCGGTCCGACTGGCTCACCGAGCTGAAGGACCCCAGCAAGGCCGACGCGTTCCGGCAGTACGTCGACCACTGGTGGCTCGTGGTGCCCGATGCGTCGATCGTCCGCGGCGATCTCCCGGACGGATGGGGGCTGCTCGCAGGCGTCGGCAGTCTGCGCGCGAGGGTTCCGGCGCCCCGCCTCACGCCCGCCCCCATGTCGTCCTCGATGCGCGCCGCGTTGGTGCGGGCCGTCGCGAAGACCGCGGCGGCCCGCGTCGCTGGGGGGCCGACCCGGTGACCGCGCTGCTCGCGCTCGTCCGCTTCGTCGTCGACGCCGTACGCGGCCTCCTCGACGACCGCGACGACCCGTGGCGGTGGGGATGAACCGCCGCTCCCGGGACGCACTCCGCGCCGCCGCACCCCTCGCCGAATGCCGCGACTGCCACGAACCCATCCGCTTCGTGCACATCACGAAGACCGGCCGTCCCATGCCGGTCAACCCCCTGACGAACCAGAAGGGCAACGTCGCCGCCCGCATCGCCGGCGGCCGCCTCACCGGCTTCGTCATCAGCAGAGACCACCGGCCCGGGCCGCTCGACCCGTTCCGGTTCATGCCCCACCACGCCACGTGCGAGGAGCGGCAGCGCAAGACCTCGAGCACCACCACCCACACCGCGGCCGACGAGCCGCTGTTCTGAGGAGAACCACCCACATGTCCGCAGTCGTGAAGCTCAGCACCAAGATGCCCGGAGACCCCGAGACCAACGGCGTCGACTCGCTCGCCCCCATCCTCGTCGCCGAAGGCCTCGGCGAGGTCGACGACAAGAAGCTCCGCGTCGGCCTCATCTGGTTCGACGTCGCGAAGGTCACCACCGACGGCGACTCGCACGACCAGGTCCCCACCATCCGGGTCCGCCGGATCGAGCCCGTCGGCGTCGTCGGGGACGTCGACCCCGCGATCGTCGCCGCGGTCGAGGCCGCCGTCGAGCGGCGTACGGGCCGGAAGGCGATCCCGTTCGGGATTGTGGAGGTGTCGTCGGATGGGGCGTTCGGTGACCCGGACCAGCTCGCGATCGACGACGAGGACGGCGACGCCTGATGGCGCCGGAGGAGCTGCGGGTGATCGCGCTGACGGAGGCCGTCCGGTCCTCCGGTGACGCGTTCCTCTCCCCGGAGAAGCTGGTCGAGCGCGCCGAGGTGCTGCATGCGTTCCTCGTCGCGTCGTCGACGCCGAAGATCTCGATCTCGATCACGTCCACCGGCACGGAGGACGTCGACCTCAGCCACCTGGGCGGCGGCCTGAGCGGCGGGAGGTCCGCGTGATGGCCGGGGCTCACTACGAGGCTGAGGTCGAGCGCGACGGCATCAACGTCCGCGTGGTCGTCGACCTCACTGGCGACGCCGTCTACAACGACATGGACGAGATCGGCGAACTGATCGGCTCCAAGTCGGTGCAGGTCCTCCAGCAGATCGTGCACAACCGCATCAACTCGGTGCCGTTCTGATGGGGGCGCTCGGCGAGGGCATCGGCCCCGACACCGACGAAGGCATCCGGCTCTGCGAACTCCTCGGCATCAACCCCGACGACACCCACTCCATCAGCATCAGCATGGTGGCCGGTACCGGGGCTGTCCTGGAATGGGTCGGACGACGCCACGTCCCCATGCGTCGGATCGTCGATGCCCTCACCGACGCGCTCGACCCCGGCACC